AAAGTTCCTCACCCTGTGTAAGAGCAGTAACATCTTCAGAAACATCTACAGAAGAAAGTCTATCTTCAAGAGTAGACTCGTCTACTTCTTTCTTCTCAACTTCTTCTTCTTTTGGTTTCATCATTGAACCATAAGCAGCTTTCAGTTCTCCCGCTTTCATCATTTCCATTTTGTCCATCATGGCAGCGATCATATCTGATTTCTTCATTGCGCCTTCTTCTAGTTCCTCACCATCATGGTCGATTTCTGTTCCAGCGGCAAGGGGTTCTTTAACCTTAGTAGCAGCAGCGTCACCGCCCATATCTCCTTTGGAGCCTTTTTGTTGTACGTCACCCGATACCTTCTTTGCTTTCGCAGCATTGTTGTGCGAACCACTTTTGGCATCAAGAGAACCTTCACCGGCACCTCCAAGATCTTGGACTTCACCCTCTGCTTTTTCCATTGAGTCTGCTTTGGCGGCACCCTTTGTCGGGGCGTCTTGTGCTGCTTCATCTAGTTCTGCTTGCACTTCCGCTTCTAGTTCCTCAATTGTCTTGTCTAGTTCTGACATTGGGATTTTCTCCTTGAGTTTGTTATTAACATATTTATAATGATTAAAGTTTTGACAAGAATTTTGCAAAGGCAAGTGCGGAAACACTCTCGTTTCGTTGTCTTACCCCTTCATTAATCTCATCTTTGATTTCGGCAACGTCAACTTCTTTCAGTATACCATTATTCCATACCCACTCTTTACCTTCCATAATACCTTCAACGAAGGCCTGAGGTGCAGAAGGGTCTGCAACAATATCTGCCGCAGTGGCAAGATAAAAATCATCTTTCACATAGTTAGCACCACTTTTATTTTCCAGTGAACCCATACCTCTTGAAGAGACACCAAGTTTACCACCGTCTTTAATAAGTGCTTTCGCAATTTCCCCCATTGGAGTTGAGAGCAGTTTCGCCTCACCAATAAAGTTCTTTCCATCCGCTTCCAGTTTTGTGATCATGTGCGATACTCTGTCAAGATTGACAGTAGGGCCCTCAGGATGTCCAAGTTCCCCGAAGGCACGACCTTCAGCAACAAATTCTTTATTATAACGAGTGACTTCTTTTTGAAGTACACCCATTGGGTAGACACGACCATTACGGTTTTTCATGTCTGCCTGCATGAAGATTCCACGAATCTTCATATCCTTTTTACCATCCTCTTTTTCTTCAAGGATGTATTCTACGTCTTGTATCTGTTCTGCAATAAGTTTCATATTAGAACCCCGCTGATACTATTGGTGTAATAAACAGTGATGTTGCACCACGAAACCCTACACCAATATCAGTGTGGATAATAACACCAGCATTTGCATTAATTTTGATTGAACCAGTATCACCATCATCATCAGCATTTCTAATTGTAACTGATTGCTTTGAGCCGTTGTTGAACACATAATGTGCAGTGTTCGACTTACCTCTAGTAGCATTAGTGGCGAGTGCTTCTTCTGCTCCGATTATCTTCATGTTACTTTCCTTAAATTGATAATACCTCTGCCTCAAAATAATCCATAAGTTTCTTTGGCGGAACTCTGAACTTCTTTGAAACTGAAGTAATAGTTTTGTCAAAAGTATTTAGGAAATCTGAAGGTTTACTCTCCATTTCCTTAAAAATAGCGTCAACGGCATCCTTCATCTTAGGAGATAACTTCTTATACTCCTTAGATGTCTTATGCTCATCCTTTTCTGGTAACTCTTTATAGAGTTCAGAAATCGTCTTACTCACTATCTTCTTCTACCTCTGGTACATGGTGTGTTACAAATGTTTTCGCAACATCCTGTCTTTTTGTTTCTAGTGCGTCACCCACTTTTACTGCGAGAGCATTATTGAAGTGTGTTTCTGCAGCAAGGTTATCACCGTCACCGATTGCATTTACGAAATCTCTTACGTTTTCCATTATTTATCTCCTTGTTTTGGATCGTTGTGAGCGAACATTCCGTCATCGCCTGGAGCGCCCATCTCACTACCACTTTCATCTTTAATCTGATTTTCGATTTCTTCAATCTCTTCATCAGACATTCTAAGAACATTCTTTCTGACATACTCTTTGGAGAAGTATGTACCAACATAACTCTCAATCTGTCCAAGCATATCAATTCTATTCTGAAGCAGTTCTGCGTTCTTCAGTTCTGTAAAGTGTCCATCTTGCATAAAGTCGAACTGTAAGTTCTCTTTAATTAGATTCCACTCATCTTCTGCAATAACACCTTTAAGAAGAAGTTGTGTACGAAGCATATCCATAAACAGGATTGTAAACTTCTTACGAAGTTTCTGTACAAACTTAGTAAACTTCAATTCATCTCTTGTAATGTTATCAGAACGTCCAATACTGAATGAGTTCTCAGCCTCAAGTCTTGAGATAGGAACATTCAATGAACGATATAATTTGTTTTGGAAGTACTTGATATCATCAATCTCACCAAGGTTTGAACCGCCCGGCAAAGTTGTAATCTCTGTACCTCTTCCACCTTCTCTACGAGGCAACCAGAAATCTTCCAACATAGACATATGATTTCTATCGTCACGAATCTCACCAGTTCGTGCATCATACACCAACTTGTTTCGATAACGATTCATCACATCCTTGAGGTATGCCTCTGCCTTTACTTTAGGCAAGTTACCCACATCAATGTAGAAGATACGTCTTTCGGGCGCACGAGAAATACGATAGATAACCAACGCATCCTCAATCATACGCAACTGATTGACAGGTTTGATTGCTTTTGTTAGATATGAAAGGACTGTGCCTTTGTGCATATCCACAAGTCCTGATGGACAATATGTGATAGAGTCAGCAGTAATTCTGATACCCGAAGATGTTCCTACATTCTGTTCCCAACCTTTGTCGTTGAACAAGTAGAAGTCCTCAACTGACTTAACAAAGTCAGCACCAGTTTTCGGGTCTTTCTCTTTTCTTTGTTCCCTGACCTTCTTAATCTTACGAGGGTCAATGTAACGCACTTCTTTAATCCCCTTACGAGGCGATTTTGTATCAATAATCTTATGATAATAGATACGTCCATCAACATACCAGCGTCTGAATATATCGTGTCCTTTTGCATTGAAATCAAGCAAACGCAACACCTCATCGAACTCATCTCTGATTTTCGATTTGATTGCTGGGGATTGTTCTAATCTGTCAAGGGAAATAGAAACAGATTGTCCTCTTTCGTCAGAGACAACTGCTTCGTTTGCGATATCCTCAATAGCACTATCACACTCTGGTTGTTGTGCAATATCACGATATCGTCTGATTAAGTCTAATTCATTACGATCACGACCGTCCATATCAAGGACAGAAGCATAATGCCCACCACCTGATACTACGTCAAGGGTGCCATCGTCAGTAGAGGGAGCAGAGAATCCATCTCTACTCCCACCCTGATTCGCTCTTGTGATTCTGAAACCAAAAAGTTCCGCCATACTAAAGTTCTCCTAATTTTACCTTACTATTTAGTAAGTTTGTAAAACCAGATTATACGCTACTTGCAGAGAATGATGTGTATCTCCATGTCACATCAAAGGTTTCAATTTCACTTACAGTATCCATATTCAAGTCGATTGCTGCAATAGCAGTCGGCCAGCAAGTTTTTAGTGTGTAAGATTTCAAAACACTATTGTCTCTATCCAACTGTTCAATAAGAATGTCAGAAGTATAAAGAGCCATGTTTGAAACACCAATACTTGTCTCCAAGTCGTTGATACCATTCATCCAACTTTCCATAGCGTTACGGACTGCAAAATCCGTATCGTTCATAATGGTTGTTGTCCAAGTCTCAAATGTTCTATCACCAGCAACAAACAACTGTCTACCTCTAAAGTTGACAGGAATTTCAGTGATAGTTTGTCCAGGCAGCGCTGCTGCCTTAACCATAAAACTTGCATTTTCTGGTATCAAACCAGTTGATATTGCCGGAGGGTTAAGTGAAACTCTGAACTGGTTAGCACGAGCACCACCACCACGAAGTCTACTTTTGAATTGATCTATACTCATAATTAACCTCCTACCTCACTAAACTCGACACCAGTTCTTACGGCGATAAAGTTCAGTGTAATAAAGTTGATTGAACGAGCAGGTTTAATAAAGATGTCACCGATAAACTCGTTTCTGTCAATAACTTCACCAGTGTTATTGGTTTCGTCACAGACTACTGAGAAGTCAGTAATACCTCTACGTCCTTGCACATCTCTCAAGAAAGGTTCTACCAAGTTCTTAAACTGTGCTCTTGTGAATGAATCGTTAAACTCAAAGAGTTGGAATTTCGATGCAGTCGCAATCGCTTTTTCAAGAACGAGGAACAATCTACGCACGTTAATTCTATCAAACGCAGAAGGTCTAGAAAGAGCAGTCTTGTCACCAAACAAGAATGTTCCTTGACCTGCCTGTGAAATAACAGGGTTAATGCGAGCAGGATAAAGAATATCCCTTTGTGCCTTATTTGGGTTGTATGCAAGTTTAACTGCACCACGGATTTGTCCTCTGTTGAAACCAGCAGGGGAGAACCATGCATCAGCAACTTGGTCAGTGTTCGCACACAAACCAGCAATGTCACCATTCAGCGGAACATATCTAAAGACATCATTGTATCTGTCGTACATATACTTGTATCCACTATCGAATACTGCATATGAAGAAGATGCAAGATTGTCAAAGAATGCTTCTACATTGGTTGTCTGAGTGATTGAACTTGTGATACCCACAACATCTTCTCTACGAGGAGAGATGAAACAGATACAGTCTTTTCTTGCTTCTACCAAGTCCATAACCATAGTTGCGTGTGCAACACCGTTATTACTACCAGTAGGAGCAGTTCCTGCCATCACAAGGTTAATGTCAATAGTGTCAGCGTCAGCAAACAACTGATATGCAGTGTCCAACTCACCAATTGATGGGTCAGCGTCTACACCACCAGTAAGTGTTGCGTTAATAACACCCGCCTTACCAGCAGTTGATGCATATGCAGCACCAGATGCAACGTCTGTTCCAGCGTTAGAAAGTGAACTGTCGTGATCCATCCATCTTACGAAAGAAGAACCTGTATTCACTACGTTTGCATAGAAGTTAGTTCCACCTTGTGCAGTCTTAGCACCAGATGCCTGAGAAACGAATGGATAAGTTTCCATTGCAGCGTTTCCTCTTTGTCCAGCAAGATCAGCGTCAAAACCAGTTACGTTTCCACCAGCATCAAAGACAACAACGTGCATCTCATCATTAGAGATACCTTTGTCAGTTGCCCAAGTTGATGTGCCAGGCGCACCATCAAACAAGTCATAGTATCTCCAACGTCTACGAACATTAGTCGCAGCAGCAAGTGCAGTTTTAAGTCCACCACCGTTTGGATTATCTAGTTGTCTGATTGTTAGATTGTCTGTTGAGATTGCAGTAACCTCGTACTGTTGTCCGTCTGCTTCTTGGAAGTAAACAATGTCACCGACATTATATGCAGCACCACCAGCACCAGCAGAACCACCACCATTGTCAACACCAACAGTTGTTGCACCAATAGCAGGAGTGCCAGTTGTTACACCAAGTGTATTAGCGTTTCCAGCAAATGTTTGTTCAAATGCAGTTGCGTTAGAACAGATTGAAACAGCAACACCGTTAGCATATGTGCCAGGGAATTTTGCTGCCCAGTTACCGACAGAACCTTGTCCACCGGCATAGTTAGTTTCATAGTCAAAATCGTTTTTAATCTTCAATCCGTTTCCGTCTGCGGTAGCGTTTTTGTGATTTGCACAATCAGCACGAACTACACGAAGAGCGTTTCCGTATTGAAGAAAGTTAGCGCCAGTAAACCATGTCTCAAAATTCGTTGCATGAGGTTTACCAAAGACTGTAACCAGATCTTGTTCCGAAGCAATAGGAATTACTTCTTCTACTGGGCCCTGTGGGTATCCAGCAGCAATTGCACCAATAGATGTTGCAACAGCAGGAACAACATTAGTCAAGTCTATCTCTTTGACGAGTACGCCAGGGGATAGTTGAAATGCCATCTTTGTTTTCTCCTTTTATGGATTCATTATAATATTTAAGTTTCCAAACTTACATCAATATTTATAAAAATCTTATTCTACACTTGATTTTTATAGGTCGTTAAGCACATAAATAGTTTCATGTCAGAACACTACGAAAAGTACAAAGAAACCATAAAAAAGGTTTCTAAGCGCAACTACAGGGCACGCAAGATATGGGTTAACGAATATCTTGGTGATAAAGTCTGTAATTACTGTGGGGAATCTGAAACTGCCTGTCTCCAATTTTATCCTCACGAGAGGAAGATACGAACTCTTACAAAAAGAAAGGGTTTGAATGAACAATCTAGAACCGAAGTAAACGATTATATCAGTAAATCCAAAGTTGTTTGTGCAAACTGCTTTCTCAAGTTAGAAAACGATATCATTGACATTATGTAGGTTTTTAGTGTTTTCTACCAATCTGAATCATAGGAACGAACCACTGGACTCCACCGTGTTCCATACTCATCTATCATAGTAGGCCCATCATCTAGTCCATCGTCCACAAAACCAAATTGTGCCATGTCCTGTTCTAGTTGATGTTGTTGTTCCAAGAACATTCTTGCACGAATATCATCGTCAGTCAGTTCTTTGAAATATGTTTGTTCTACCAACCAAGAGAACAATACGCAGCACATTGCAA